AGTACGTATCCTACCTACACCAGATGGTTCTTCACCATTTAAAGAAGCTTGGTATCACGAAATCCAAGTAGGTGGACAATGGCAAAAATTCTATGACCCAGGAAAGAATGACAATGAGCGTTCTCCATTAAATGAGGTTTATGAAGAATTGATGTCAACAGGTAAAGAATCTGATAAAGAATTGGCGAAACAATATAAGTCTCGTAAATTCTATATCGTAAAAGTAATTGACAGAGACCACGAAGAAGACGGTCCAAAGTTTTGGAGATTTAAACACAATTACAAGAATGATGGTATCTTGGATAAAATCATTCCAATTTGGAGAAACAAAGGTGATATCACTGACCCTGAAAAAGGACGTGACCTTATCATTGAATTAACAAAATCTAAAACACCTGCAGGTAAAGAATACACAAGTGTATCTACAATTATGTATGACGACCCAACAGCAATCCACGAAGAAAAAGTTCAAGGTGACTCTTGGATTAATGACGAGTTGACTTGGTTGGACGTATATTCTAAAAAACCTGTTGACTATCTTGAAGCAATCGCTCGTGGAGAAACTCCAAAATGGGATAGTGATAAAGGTGGGTATGTTTATCTAAACAGCAGCGAATCTACAACATCTATGGGTGGAGCTAAAAAAGCTGAAACAAAAACACCTATCGTTGACCCTCAAGCGAATGACGAGGTTGACACAGAATTACCTTTCTAATAAAACAAAACACATCATGTATGGTATCTTGTATGGTACCATGCATGATTTAATTTATATCACACATGGCAATAAAGAAAAACGATTTCAGTTCAGTTAAGAAGAAATTCTCAACCTCTGCAAAATACAAACCCCAAAGATTCTTTGACTTAGGACAAGATTTCTTAGATGCGGTTGGATTACCTGGTCCCGCTATCGGACATTTGAATATGTTGTTGGGTCACTCAGATACAGGAAAAACTACAGCGTTAGTCAAAACTGCCGTTGATGCTCAGAAGAAAGGTATCTTACCTGTATTCATTATTACAGAACAAAAATGGTCTTTTGAACACGCAAAACTTATGGGTTTTGATTGTGAAGAAGTTGTTGATGAAGCAACAGGGGAATTAGATTGGGATGGTTTTTACATCTTCAATAACAATTTCAACTACATTGAACAAATTACTGACTACATCAATAGTTTGTTAGACGCACAAGAAAAAGGTGAGTTGGATTATAGTTTATTATTCTTATGGGATTCTGTTGGTTCAGTTCCTTGTAAGATGACCTTTGAAGGTAAAGGTGGTAAACAACACAACGCGTCTACACTCGCAGACAAAATTGGTATGGGTATCAACCAACGTATTTCAGGTTCTCGTAAATCTGATTCAAAATACGAAAACACGTTGGTTATTGTTAACCAACCATGGGTTGAATTACCTGACAATCCGTTTGGTCAACCAAAAATTAAAGCTAAAGGTGGTGAGGCCATTTGGTTAAACTCATCATTAGTATTCTTATTTGGTAATCAAAAAGGAGCGGGAACAAACAAGATTACCGCAACAAAAGATAAGAGAAGTGTTAAGTTTGCAATTAGAACAAAAGTTTCTGTTATGAAAAACCACATCAATGGATTGGGTTATGAAGATGGAAAGATAATTGTAACACCACACGGGTTCTTAGCAGGAAAAGAAGCTGCGGAAGAAAAAATATCTATTGAAGCTTACAAAAAAGAACATGCTGACTATTGGAAAGACATTCTTGGAGTCACATCTTTAGATTTTGATTTAAAAGAAGAGAAAGAAGATTAGTGTATTGTTCCACCATTTAAATCACAAACGTGATTAAAACATTATTAGTAGACGGAGATAATTTATTTAAGATAGGATTCCACGGAGCAAAAGACGTGTATAACGACGGGGCTCATGTGGGTGGAGTATTTCACTTTGTGAACATACTCCGCAAATTCCTTGAAGAGCACAACCATGATAAAGTTGTTGTGTTTTGGGATGGGGACTCAAACTCATCTATTAGAAAATCCATATATCCACAGTACAAGGCAAACAGACGACAAGACATGAATGAATATAAATACGAATCGTATTTGTATCAGAAGTCCAGAATCAAACAATATCTTGAAGAGATATTTGTAAGACAAGTTGAAATGCATGACAATGAAGCGGATGACCTTATTGCTTATTATTGTAAGATATCTAAAGACGAAAAGATTATCATTTTTTCTGCAGATAAGGACCTTACACAGCTTATCTCGGCTGATGTGACAATCTATTCACCTATCACAAAACAATACTTTAAAAACGGAGATATGATATCTCTGAACAAAGTAGATATACCTCACTACAATGTATTATTAACAAAAATATTTACGGGTGACAAATCTGATAATATTGATGGAATCCAAGGTCTTGGAGAAAAAACATTAGTTAAGTTTTTCCCTCAGGTGCAGGAGAAACCATGCACTATAGAAGAAATCTTGGATTATGCACGAAATATCCCGCAAAAGAAACCTATAAAAACATTGGTTAATCTTTTGGAAGGTAAAACAAAATCAACTATAATTGGAGAACAGTTTTACCTTACCAATAAAACTATAGTAGACCTTAGTAATCCTTTAATAACAGATGATGGAAAAGAATTGGTGGAACAGATATTGATGGACACGATAGACCCTACAGATAGAGGTTACAAAAACTTAATGAGAATGATGATGGAAGACGGTCTCTTTAAGTATCTACCCAAGAATGATGAAGCTTGGGTCAACTTCCTCAAACCATTTATGAAATTAACAAGAAAAGAAAAAAGAAACATAACAAACAAAAATTAAATTATGAAAGAGCAAGACAGCACCAAAATGGAATTCCTATTGACGTTGAATGACAACATCGTAGTTCAGAGATTCTTTAACGTTAGAGGATTCAATCCTGAGGCAAAAAACTCATTGGAATTGTATTACTTTATGAAACAACTGAAAGAAGAACTTCAGTATCACTTAAAGATGAAGACGGTTATCTATATGATTGATAACAAAGATGCAATTGTTAATGACCCTGCAATTATGGACACTTCATATACTGAAGGTAGCGAACAATTCAATCTTTATGTTAGAATTGGGGAGCAGACAATTTGTCACAGATACTTTGACGGAAAATTATTCCCACCAAAAGTTCGTTATACGGTTGACGTACGACCCTTTTTAAAAGACGTTCTCCGTGAATTAACTGACATTTTTTCAGCCCCAAAATTAAGTTTTGAATATTTGGGCTTTGACCTAAACAAGTAAATATTTAATAAAACAGGGGATTACAAAAACAAGATATGAATAAGAATTTTGACTACTTAGGGAACACTTTCCAGATACAACTTTTAAACCAACTTATTGTAGATAAAGAATTTTCAACATCAATTATGGATGTTATTGAAAGTGCTTATTTTGACAACAAGTACTTTAAAATCATCTTGCAGATGACAAAGGAGTATCATGCGAAATATCAGTCTACACCTAATTTTGATATTCTTGAACAAATAGTTAAATCTGAAATTTCACAAGAATTAGTAGCAAAAATTGTCCTTGACACCATCAAACAAGTAAAAGACGCCCCATTTGAAGGAACACAGTTTGTTCAAGAGAAAGCGTTAAAGTTCTGTAAACAACAAGAACTTCAAAAGGCGATGGACAAAGCCCAAAAGATTATTACTGAAGGTGACTTTGAATCTTATGACAAAGTTGAGAGTTTGGTTCGTGAAGCGCTACAAGTTGGAGAAAAAGACACGGGTACAACTGATGTTTTTTCTAACCTTGACACAGTACTTGATGAGGATTTTAGACACCCAATTCCATTAGGAATACCAGGTATTGACAGATTACTTAAAGGTGGTTTGGCAAAAGGAGAAATTGGTGTTATCTTAGCACCCACAGGTGTTGGTAAAACCACTATCTTAACAAAGATTGCGAACACTGCGTTTAATCTTGGGTATAATGTTCTTCAAATATTTTTTGAGGACAACCCAAAGATTGTACAACGTAAACACTTCACACTTTGGACAGGTATTGAACCAGACAACTTGGTAAATCACAAAGAAGAGGTTATGGCCAAACTTACAGACATCAAAGAAACAATGAAGAACGAGTTAATTATGAAAAAGCTTCCTTCAGATTCAATGACTATGAACCAAATCAAAAACCAAATCAGAAAGATGATTGCTGATGGTACAAAGATTGACTTGGTTCTTTTGGACTACATTGATTGCGTTGTTCCTGAAAGTTCAAGTAAAGATGAATGGAAAGCTGAGGGTTCGGTAATGAGAGGTTTTGAGGCAATGTGTCACGAACTATCATTGGTTGGATGGACAGCAACACAGGGTAATAGAAGCTCTATATCTTCTGAGGTTGTTACTACCGACCAAATGGGTGGTTCTATTAAGAAAGCACAAGTTGGACACGTTATCATTACTGTGG